TCAATGTTGATCCTGAATATAAACGCATAGTAGTGTAATAGTATTTTACGAACTCTTGGAACTTCTCAGGGTTATGAAAAGTTATGGGCTCTCGCAGGTATTGAAATGCCCTCGCGATATACTCTATATGTAAAACTGGCGTGCCTTCATAATCCGAAAGCATGCCCTCTAACCAATTAAAAAGAGGGGTGCGATGTGAGCCATCGCAAGCTTTGATGTCATCATTGAACACCAACCTTCCGTCCATACAGTCGACTGCAACGCAACCATCATCAGAATGGTAAACGTACATGTCAGGTCCTTCCCACAAATCTCTGAAGGCTTGACTTATAATACACTGATCAGCAGATTTGACAAACTGGGTAGTCATCCCGAGAACGTCAAAGTTTTTTGACCAGGCAGTCTTAATACGACCGAAAGGCGCTGCAGTTAACTGGGTCCGAAAGACGCCTAAATCTGCAGTGCAACGCATTTTCCCGGGCGCTAACATCTCACCATGCTTCAATTTCAGCTGAATCGGATCAAGCCGGTCTAAAACACTGGGAGAATTCTTTATTAATACGTCAGTTGACAACCTCAACTTACGCTTTGGGCATGGTTGGTCCAACCACTGTTGGTACATCAATTCGGGTTCATCGTATTCTACGTGGGAGTCAAAATGCTTCTTAAATCGCTCCAAGATCTCCAAATAAATGGGATTTTTGAAGAATTTTATCTGATTTTGCCCTAACAATGCGGAGTAACCAATTTTGCTCGGTTCCCGCAAAGCGTTCAAACGCGAAACCCCGGCCATACACTCGGAGACACCAATCCCGGGGAGGTTGGTGTGGAGCAGGATGAAAAATGGCCCAAACACACTACGATATTTTTGTTTAGTGAACATATCATTGGTCGTGAAGTTTGGGGTGTAGTCATGGTTGAAGGCTCCTGCTGCCATCTGCCTCACCATACTACGGTGTGTTGTGTCCAGAACGTCGAGGTCTGGTTCAATTGGTGTGAAATCTAAAGATGTGGTTAATTTCAAACAAATGGGAAGGTCGCTCACTCCTTCCACATCCCAATTGAACCCTCGAACGAATCACCGATACCCCAAGGACGTGCTACGGGCGGGCTTCAACCCTAGTTGGTCGGACGGACGATAATTCATGACTTGCAAATTAATGAATGCCATTTGAATTGTGTCCGTCATTTTACCATAATGGGTCTTCCTGTCGATAGGCTCGTAACCTTTTGAATACATATCGGCAAACAATCGGTTGGCTGACATGGTTAGTCTACTTAAAAATGGACCATCAAACGACCGGTGCCCGGCGTTCATGTCAACTAATCGATGTAAAAGTTTGTCGTATATAACACCCTTACGCGTTTGGAAATACCCTAACGAAGTTAGATCTGTAGACTTGCTTAACCGCAGGTCGTAAAATTCAACATCTTGTCTTGTATCTCCGATCAACTCTTCGCCAGGATTAACAAAGGCTCTGTAACTATCGGTAATTCGTTGCTCCTCAGTGCGTTGCACTTGGCAGAAAACGTCCAATAGTTGCATTGGCCACTCGTAAGTCACTATGCGATGCGCATCAATGGCGCTAAATTGAATGTTGTTGGCTTGGGCATATTCGTCGTACGCGTTGGCTACGAATGTTATGATGTCATCACGATCAATCGCTATTTGGGCGAGATCCGGGGTGACTTCAATTTCATCTTCGTCGCTGTCAACGTCATTGAATTGCGGGGCCCGCAATCCAATAATCCGGCGAATTGGTTCGGCGTACCCCCAAAACTGATTGTACGTCCGGCGCAACCACGGAATGGTTGGTACGAACATACGACGTATGATGTTTGTGGATGTACAACACACATTACCCATGGTGCAAGCCGTGGAATAACTGGTGTGCAAACCGAATCGGATTATGCCTGTAAGAAGTGGCGCAGTAACGGTCACGTTATAGTTGTACATCAACGTCCAAAAATTCACATTTAAAGTATGCAAATTACGAAGGACGGACGAACAATAACTAGTTCCATGTACCGGTATAACTGCTTCCACCACGGGGATGGGTAACAGT